CGAAAGATTCGATCTGGCGCCTGCCCAATGTGCAGGTCGAGTTCGGCTCCGTACCGAACATGGGCGACGAAGCCAAGTACCGCGGCCGGCCGCACGACCTGATCGTGTACGACGAAGCCGCCGAGATCCCCGAGTTCCAGATCCGTTTCCTGATGGCCTGGAACCGCACCACGGACGTGAAGCAGAAGTGCCAGACGCTGATGACCTTCAACCCACCTTCGTCCGCTGAAGGCCGCTGGCTGATCGAGTTTTTCGCGCCGTGGATCGATCGGAAGTACCCCGGCAAGCGCGCGCTGCCCGGCGAACTGCGCTGGTTCGCCACCATCGATGGCACGGACGTGGAAGTGCCGGACGGCACACCGTTCGAGCACGGCGGCGAACTCGTGATCCCGAAGTCGCGCACGTTCATTCCGTCGCGCGTCACCGATAACCCGCATCTGGTCGGCACGAACTACGTGTCGACGCTGCAGGCACTCCCCGAGCCGTTGCGCTCGCAGATGCTTTACGGCTCGTTCGAGGCAGGCATGGAAGACGACGCAATGCAGTTGATCCCGACCGAGTGGGTCGATATCGCGATGGCGCGCTGGACAGCGCTGCAAACCAAGCCGCCGATGGACTCGATCGGTGTCGACGTGGCGCGCGGCGGGCGCGACAACACGATCATCGCGCGCCGACACGGCATGTGGTTCGACAAGCCGATCACCTATCCCGGCGCGGCCACGCCCGACGGCCCCGTCGTGGCCGGCTACACGGTCGCCGCGCTGCGCGACAACGCGCCGATCCATATCGACGTGATCGGCGTCGGCTCGTCGCCGTACGACTTCCTGAACCAGATGAACGTGCAGGTGTACGGCGTCAACGTGTCGGAAGCCGCGCGCGGCATGGACCGGTCCGGCAAGCTGCGGTTCTACAACCTGCGCACCGAACTGTGGTGGCGCATGCGCGAAGCGCTCGACCCGATGGCGAACAACGGCATTGCGCTGCCACCGGACAAGCGCCTGGCCGCGGATCTGTGCGCGCCGAAATGGCGCATTCAGGGCAAGACCGTGAAGGTCGAATCGCGCGAAGACATCGAGAAGCGCATCAAGCGCTCGCCAGACTGGGCGTCGGCGTACGTACTGGCGCTCATCGACACGCCCAAGGTCGCGGACCTGCAGCGTACGCATACCGGGCGCCCCGCCGAATACGATCCGTACGCATATTCGATGCCTCGCAATCGCAGCGAGCACAACCCCTACGGATAAAGGACTCGGCCATGTGCGTACCTGTTGCCATCGGCGCCGCGCTGATTGCCGCCGCCGCATCCGCCGGCACGGCGGTTTACTCGTCGTATGAAGGCCGGAAGAACGCTGAAGACCAGCAACAAGCTGCCGCCGACGCGACGAAAGCCGCGGGCACCGCGCAGAAGGCCACGCCGGCCGACACGTCCAACGTCAACCCGAACGGTTCGCCCGCCGCAGTCGGCGTCAACAGCGGCCCGGCATCCACGCTGCTGACCGGTTCGGGCGGCGTCGCGAACTCCGCACTGAACCTCGGTGGCGGCGCTGGCCTCGGTTCGAACACGCTGCTCGGCTCGTAATGGCGACGCTGCTCACGAACGACCAAAGCGCGAAACCGGACTCGACAGCCGACAAGCCCAGCCAGACGGGCGGCAATGCGAAGCCGGTGAAGACGCGCAAGGAACTCATCCTGCAGCGCTGGTACGCGTTGCGGAATGAACGGTCGTCGTGGATCCGCGAGTACAAGGACATCAGCAACGTCCTGCTGCCGCGCGCGGGACGCTTCTTCGTCGAAGACCGCAATCGCGGCAACCGGCGCAACCAGAACATCTTCGACAGCACGGCGACGAAATCGCTGCGCGTGCTCGGCGCCGGGCTGATGGCCGGCGCAACGTCCCCGGCGCGGCCGTGGATCGCGCTCAAGACGCCGTACGACGACCTGAACAAGAAAAAGCCGGTCAAGGTCTGGTGCGCGGCCGTCACGAAGCTGATTCTCGACATCTTCAATCGCTCGAACGTCTACCGTTCGCTGCACACGATCTACGAAGAGATCGGCGCGTTCGGCACGGGCGTCGCGATCATCATGACCGACTATCAGGACGTGATCCGCATGTACCCGCTGACGGCCGGCGAATACTGCATCTCGACCAGTGATCGCGGCGAAGTCGACACGCTGTATCGTGAATTCCAGAAGACCGTCGCGCAGCTCGTGAAGCAGTTCGGGTACGAGAACGTCAGCGACAACACGCGCAACATGTACGACAGGGGCAATCTCGACGTGTGGCGCACGGTCATTCACTGCATCGAGCCGAACGAAGACCGCGACCCGTCGAAGTCCGACGCCCGCAATATGGCATGGACATCAACGTATCTCGAAGTCGGCGGCTCGTCGGACTCGCAGCAGACCGCGAACCAGGGCACGACGGGCGGCGATAATGCGCTGCTGTCCGTGTCCGGCTTCAAGAAATTCCGCGTCGTCGCGCCGCGCTGGTCGACCTACGGCGGCGACATCTACGGCAACGGCCCCGCGATGGACGCGCTGGGCGACATCCGCCAGCTGCAGCACGAGCAACTGCGCAAGGGCCAGGCGATCGATTACATGACGCGCCCGCCGCTGCAGGTACCGACCTCGCTCAAGAATCACGACATTGACACGCTGCCGGGCGGGATCTCGTACGCCGATGGCGTGAGCGGGGCCACGGGCATTCGCTCGATCTACGAAGTCAACCTGCCGCTGCAGTATCTGCTCGCCGACATCGAGGATGTACGTTCGCGCATCAAGAGCGCGTTCTACGAGGACCTGTTCCTCATGCTCGCGAACAACACGAACGCGAACATGACCGCGACCGAAGTCGCCGAACTGCACGAAGAAAAAATGCTGATGCTCGGCCCGGTGATCGAGCGCCTGCACGACGAGCTGCTGAAGCCGCTGGTGGACGCGGCGTTCGACATCATCGTCGAAGCTGGTCTGCTGCCGCCACCACCGCCCGAACTCAGCGGCGTCGCGCTGCAGGTCGAGTTCGTCTCGATCCTCGCGCAGGCGCAGAAGCAGATCGGCACGAACTCGATCGACAAGCTGACCGTGGCGCTCGGCAGTGTCGCATTGATGCAGATCAACGCGCAGCAATCGCCGACCGTGCTCGACAACTTCGATACGGACGGCTGGTACGAGCAATACACCGACGCGCTCGGCACCGATCCGTCGCTTGACATCGATCCCGATCAGCGCGACGCCAACCGCGCAGCGCGCGCCAAGGCCGCGCAACAGGCGCAGCAACAGGCCGCAATGCAACAGGCCGCAGAAACGGCCAAGACCGCCGCACAGGCGCCGACGCAGGGCGGCGCAAGCAATGTGCTGTCCGACGCGATGAGCAATCTGACCGGATACACAGGGGCACCGCAATGATCTCGATGAAACTCACCGCAGCCGAAGCCAAGGCCGACACGCTGCTCGGCGATCCCTCGGACGATGACCTGCCGAAATATCCGTACGGGCTGTCGCTTTGCGTGGACGACGACGTGCTCGCGAAACTCGGCATCACCGAACTGCCGCCCGTCGGCACCGTCATGCAACTCACCGCGCTCGTCGAGGTTTGCAGTATCTCGCAGTACGAGAACCAGGACGGCGCGGACAAGAGCATGAATCTGCAGATCACCGATATGGAACTCGCGGCCGGCAACGGCGCCGAGAAGCCGATCGCAAACCGCATCTACGGAGGGGATTGAAATGACGCAACACTATATCGGATCAAAGCAGATCGTGGCATGGCCGCAAGAACGCGACGGCAAGCCGGGCTACGCAGTGAAGTACCCGGATGGCTACACGTCGTGGAGCCCGGCCGACACCTTCGAAGCGGCGTATCTCGCGCAGGGCCACGACGGTACGCGCGTACCCGAGCAGATGGTCAACGACTTCATCGTCGGCACGCAAGGCACGCGGCTCGGCAACCACACGGTGCTGCTCGTGACGCTGCGCAACGGCTTCACGCTGATCGAGGAGTCGGCCTGCGTCGATCCGGCTAATTACGATCAGGCGATCGGCGAGAAGTACGCGCTCGCGAAGGCAAAGCAGCGCGTCTGGAACTACCTCGGCTTTCTGCTCGCGACTGCTCGCAACGGCGTAAGCGCCGCCTGACCGTACGCATACCGCTCAGGCGCGCACTTATTCTCCGCACACATGAGCAGCGACTTCAACCCGACCGACCTTGCCGCACTGGACGAACAGCGCGCTGCCGCGAAAGAGCAAACGCGCTTCGAGGCGAATGTCGAACTGGACGATATCCGCTGGCTCATGAGCGGCAAACGCGGCCGTCGAATCATGTGGCGCCTGCTCGGCGACGCAAGGCTGTACCAGCAGTCCTTCGACGGTAACGCGAACTGGTCGATTTTCAACGAAGGGAAGCGCGCTATCTCCCTGAAGCTCATGGCCCTGATCCATTCGATCGACAACGGGCCTGAGCTTTACGCGCAGATGGCGAGCGAAGCAAGGATCAAGGAAAAACCGAATGGCTGACCCGACCACTGATAGCCAAGCGGCACCGGCAGACGCGACCAGCACGACGGCAAGCCCCGCCGATGCACCGCCGAGCCAGGCAGCAGCGCCCGAAGCCAGCACCGCGCAGGCGACGAGCACCGAAGCAAAGCCGGCCGAAGGCGATGCCGCAGCGAAAGAAGCAGCCGACAAGGCCGCTGCTGAAGCCGCAGCAAAGCCCGTCGAATACGACCTCAAGGTGCCCAAAGGCGTGGACCTGAAAGGCGAATCGCTGGACGAGTTGAAGGCGACGGCAAAGGAACTCGGCTTGACGCAGGAACAGGCGCAGCGCCTGGCGGATCTCGGCGCCAAGCAGGCGCAAGGGTTTGCCGCGCAGTTGGTCGAGCAACAGAAGACGCTGACCGCCGAATGGGCGGAACAGACCACGGCGGACAAGGAAATCGGCGGTGACAAGCTGCCCGAAAACCTGGGCGTCGCGAAAAAAGCGCTCGACACGTTCGGCTCGCCCGCGTTGAAGACGCTGCTGAATCAAAGCGGTCTTGGCAACCACCCGGAAGTCGTCCGGTTCATGGTCAAGGCCGGCAAGGCAATCAGTGAGGACGGCAAGCTCGTCACCGGCAACGCTGCGCAAGCGGACCGCGCATCGACGCCGATCGAGAACCGCCTTTATCCGAACCAGAAATAAAGGGGTGTAAATCATGGCCGTGCTTGGTACCAAGAATCCCACGCTGCTCGACGTAGCGAAGTCGCTCGACCCGGACGGCACGACCGCCGATGTGGTCGAGTTGCTGAACCAGACGAACGAAATCCTGCTCGACGCCATGTGGGTCGAAGGCAACCTGCCGACCGGTCATCGCACGACGATCCGTACCGGCCTGCCGACGGTGATCTGGCGCAAGCTGTACGGTGGCGTGCCGCCCAGCAAGTCGACCCGCGCACAGGTCGACGAAGCCACGGGCATGCTCGAAGCACGCAACGAAATCGACGTTGATGTCGCGAACCTGAACGGCAACACGGCCGCGTTCCGTCTGTCCGAAGCCAGCGCGTTTCTGGAGGCGATGAACGAAACGATGGCGTCGACGCTGTTCTACGGCGACACGGGTGTCAACCCCGAACGCTTCACCGGTCTCGCACCGCGTTACGGCGCAATCAGCGGTGCGCCGAACGCGAACAACGTGATCGACTGCGGCGGCACCGGCTCGAACAACTGCTCGATCTGGCTGATGAACTGGGGCGATCAGACTGTCACCGGCATCTTCCCGAAGGGCTCCAAGGCCGGCATTTTCCACCAGGACCTCGGTGAGATCGACGCGTTCGACGCGAACAACAACCGCTTCCGCGCGATCGCCGATCGCTGGCAGTGGAAGTGCGGCATTGCGTTGAAGGACTGGCGCTATGTGGTGCGCGCCGCGAACATCGACGTGAAGGTGCTCACGACGAGCGCGAACGCACCCAAGTTCCCCGGCACTGGCACGGATGAAACTGGCACGCCGGTCGATCTGATCCAGACGCTGATCCGCATGACCGCGCGGATTCCGAAGCAGGGCATGGGGCGCCCGGTGTTCTACGTCAACCGCACGATCGGAGAAATGCTGCGCGTGCAGGCGCTCAACAAGTCGCAGAACGCGCTCGGCATCACGGCCGCCGAAGGGCAGATCGCGACGACGTTCCTCGGCATCCCGATCCGCATCGTCGACGCGCTGCTGTCGACCGAAGCGCGCGTCGTCTAAGCGAATCCATAGGGCGCGGGCCGCGCGAGCGGTCTGCACCATAACAGGACACAGGAGCATTACATCATGATCATGGATCAGCAAAGCCTGTTCTCGGATGCGCAGGCCGTCACGGTCACGGCGAATTCGAACAACGTCATCGACACTCTGCCGTCGGGCGGCCCCAATACGAAGTCCGGTCTGGGCGACGGGCAGGATATCGCCCTGTTCGCGCAAGTAGGCACCGCCTTCGCAGCGGCCGGCGCGGCCACGATGCAGATCGCGCTGGTGTCGGCAGACAGCGCCGACCTCGCGACGAATCCCATCGTGCATTACCAGACCCCTGCGCTTGCGCTGGCTGACCTTGCTGCGAAGGCGCGGCCGGTACAGGTCGATCTCCCGCGCGGCAAGTATCGCCGCTACGTCGGGCTTCAGTACACCGTCGCGACCGGCCCGATGACTGCGGGCACGATCACCGCCGGCCTCGTCGAAGACCTGCAGACGCTCAACGGCACGGTCGACTACGCGAAGGGCTACACCGTCGCGTAATGCGGCGCCGGGCTTCGGCCCGGCCCATCGACTGAATCGGAGCGCAAGACATGAGCATCAAGGTTATCGCCATCGCGAAGGGCTATCACGGTCAGTTCCGCGAGCCCGGCGACGAGTTCGAGATCGCGAACGCAGCGGCGTTCTCGGACACGTGGATGGAGCGCGCGGACGGCAGACAGGGTAAGCGGCCGCAGGGCGTGCCACCGCAGACCACGGGGAACAACCCGATCGGCGGCAAGCCCCACGCCGGCAACGACGACCTGCCGAATCCCGCCGATCTGACCTGAGCGGCTCGCGGATCGGTGAGTGATTACGGGAGCCGACGCGGTTCCCGTTTCTATTTGAGGGGTATGCCTTGGCATCCGAAGTCGACATCTGCAATCTGGCGCTTGCGCACCTGGGCGACAGGGCCACGGTGTCGAGCATCAGCCCGCCTGAAGGCAGCGCGCAGGCCGAGCATTGCGCACGCTTCTATCCGGTCGCGCGGGATCTTGTGCTCGAAGCACACGAGTGGGGCTTCGCCACGAAGCGCGCAAACCTCGCGCTGCTCAGCGACACGCCACCCCCGGGCTTCCGCTTTGTGTACCAGCTACCGAGCGATTGTCGCAACATTATCGACCTCATCGACCCGAACGCGCCGACGTTCTACCCGGTCGACGAGCGATTCGGACACTGGCAAGACGATTCGTTCACGCTCGGCCCAGTGCCGTACGAACTTGAGGCGCGCGCGGATGGCACCGCGGTCATCTACACGTGTCTCGAAAGTGCGATCGTGCGGTACGTCGCGAGCATCACCGACACGACAAAGTTCAGCGCGCAGGTCGTCGATACGATCGCGTGGCTGCTTGCAGCCTATCTGGCGGGACCGGTGCTCAAGGGCGACGAGGGCGCCGAGATGGCGCAGTCGTGCATGAAGGCATACCAGTTGAGTCTCGGCCAAGCCATGTCGAACGACGCGAATAACCGCCGACGCTCGGTTTCGCAGTCGCAACGCCCCGCGCCCTGGATTCAAAACCGCTGATGCCAAACATCAAAAACCTGCTTCGCTCGTTCGCGGCCGGCGAGATCACACCGGAATTGTTCGGGCGCGTCGATCTCGACCAGTTCCAGACCGGGCTCGCGCTTTGCCGCAACTTCGTCACGCTGCCGCACGGGCCTGCGATGAACCGCGCCGGCACGGCGTATGTGCTGGAAACGAAGAACAGCGCGACGCGCTCGCGCCTGATCCCGTTCACGTACAGCATCACGCAGACGATGGCGCTCGAATTCGGCGTCGGGTATATCCGGTTCCACACGAACGGCCAAACGCTGCTGGACGCCGACGGCTCGGCTGTCTATGAGATCGCGACGCCCTATGCCGAAGCCGATCTGTTCGACCTGCATTACGTGCAATCCGCGGACGTGATGACCATCGTGCACCCGAACTACCCGCCGATGGAACTGCGCCGGCTCGGCGCGTCCGACTGGACGCTGACCGCGATCAGCTTCGTGTCGTCTGTCGCGACGCCGGCCACCGCACCGACGGCCACCGCGACGCGCGGCACCACGGGTACCCCCGTCTATGTCGATTACGATTACGTGTACGCCGCCGTGTCGGCGAGCGGCGAGGAATCGCTACCGTCGCCGGCCGCCACCTGCAATAACGACCTGACGCTTTCCGGGTACACGAACGCCATTTCGTGGCCGGCGCAGACGGGCGCCGCGCGCTACAACGTCTACCGGAAGTATCAGGGCATCTACGCGTTCATCGCGCAAACTGAGGATCTGTCGATCGTCGACAACAACATCGTGCCGGACACAGGCACGACGCCGCTCGAGCTAACGAACCCGTTCGACGGCCCCAGTAACTACCCCGGCGCCGTCAGCTACGATCAGCAGCGCCGCGTGTTCGCGAGCACGATCACGCTACCGCAGACGCTCTGGATGACGCGCACCGGCACAGAGTCGAATCTGTCGGCTAGCACTCCGACGCGTGACACCGACGCGCTGGTGTTCCGCATCGCCGCACGGGAAGCGAACACGATCCGGCATATCGTTCCGCTCGCCGAGCTGGTGCTGCTGACCTCGAGCGCCGAATGGGCGGTAACCGCGAACGGATCTGCCACGCAGGCGCTGACGCCGAGCACGCTGTCGGTGCAGCCGCAGGGCTATACCGGCGCGTCGAACGTCGTGCCGGTGACCGTCAGCAATTCGCTGCTCTATGCGATGGCGCTCGGCGGCCACGTCGGCGAGATGACGTACAACTACTATGCTGGCGGCTACGTTACGCAGGACATCAGCCTGATGGCGCCGCACCTGTTCGACTTTTTTACGATCGTCGATATGGCCTACGCGAAGGCGCCGTATCCAATCATGTGGTGTGTGTCGTCGAACGGCACGCTGCTTGGGCTGACCTATTCGCCTGCGAACAAGGTTTCGGCGTGGCACCACCACGACACGGACGGCCTTTTCGAGTCCGCGTGCGTCGTGACCGAAGGCAACGAGTCGGCGCTGTACGTGATCGTGAACCGCACAATCAACGGCGCCCAGGTCCGCTATGTCGAGCGCATGCACAGCCGCCAGGTCGAGATCCTGACCGACAGTTTCTTCGTCGACGGCGGGGTGCTCTATTCCGGCGTTGCCACGACCACGATCACGGGGCTCGGCCATCTCGAAGGCAAAACCGTCAGCATTCTCGCCGACGGCGCTGTGCAGCCGCAACAAGTCGTATCTGGCGGCGCCGTGACGTTGCAGGTAGCGGCCAGCATCGTCGCGGTGGGCCTGCCAATCACAGCCGACCTGCAGACGTTGCCGTTCTCGTTCATGGCGCAAGGCTACGGCCAAGGCGCGATGAAGAACGTCAATAAGGTCTGGCTGCGTGTGCACAACTCGTCAGGCATTTTCGCCGGCCCAACAGCCGAAGAACTCGTGCAGTACAAGCAGCGCACCACCGAACCCTACGGTGCGCCACCGTCGCTGATCACGGGCGTGATCGAGCTCGACTTGTCGCCTGCATGGGATGACGACGGCACTGTCTATATCCGGCAATCGGACCCGCTGCCTTTGATCGTGGCGTCGATGACCATCGAAGCGTCAATCGGGGGCTGACTTGTCGAAACTGGTAGTCCGCGCGGTGCGTGAAGGCGACATCGAGTCGATCGCGGCCAACCTGCGCATTGCGGACATCGAAGAGATCCACGGCGCGACCGGGCATCGCGACTGCTTCGCCGTGATGCGCGACGGTGCGCTGAGGTCGACGCTGCTCTGGACAATCGAAGTCGACGGTGAACCGGCCGGGCTGTTTGGTGTGGCACCCGCACTCGGCTTCGGGATGCCGTGGATGCTGGGTACGCCCGCGCTTGAGCGAGCGCCGAAGCAGTTGACGAAACTCGGCCGCGCGTACGTACGCTTAATGAGCGACAAGTACGCGACCCTTCTGAACTACGTCGACGCGCGCAGCCTGAAATCGGTCCACTGGCTCGCGCGGCTCGGCTTCACCGTACACAAAGAGACCGAACCCTACGGCGCGTTCGGCCTGCCGTTCCACCGCTTCGGGATTACACGCGATGTGCCTGCCTAATCTTGCCACCGCTGCATCGAGCGCCGCGAGCGCCGCGACAGGCAGCGGCGCGCCCTATGCCTTCGGAAGCGCGGCGCCGGCTGCATCGTCGAGCGTCTTTACGCCCGCCAACACAACGCTCGCGCTCGGCGCGGCCGGTGGGGCGTTGAGCCTGATCGGAGCGATGACCAGCGCGAACAACACCATTCGTGCGGATAACGCGCAGGCAGGCCAGCTTCAAACGAATGCCGTGAACGCCGAGCAGGCCGCGGCGAGCGCCGTCACGAACGGCGTGGCGACGGCTGCGAACACCGAAACGAGGGGCGCTCAGACGCTGGCCGCGCAACGGGCGGCGATGGCCGCCAATGGCGTCGACGTGACTGCGGCGGGCACCGCGCAGAACGTGCAGCAAAGCACGCAGTACGTCGCCAACCAGAACGTGCAGACGATCACGGCGAACGCCGCCCGTGCCGCGATGGGGTACACCCAGCAAGAGCAAGCCGATATCAATAACTCGGCGGCTTATCGCGCCGCCGCGTCGTCCGTCAATCCGACGCTGGCCGGCGCAACGTCGCTTCTGACCACCGCCACTAGCGTTTCGTCGAACTGGTACCGTAACCAACGCGCAGGGGTTTCCTGATGCCGGTAGTTCCGTCTCTCGACCCGTCGCAGCTTGTCACCCCGACCCAGGCGCCCGACGTTCAATCGTCTTCGGCGGTCACTGCGGGCCTGCTCGACCAAGGTGCGCAGCAAATCAGCCAGGCTGGTGACGCGCTCGGTCAGGCCGCAAACGCGCAATCGCAGATCGCGATCGACGCGCAGAACCTCGCGAACCAGACGCGCGTGAACGATGCGGTCAACCAGCTCAAGACCGCGCAGCAGGACCTGATGTACAACCCGCAAGGCGGCGTCATGTCGCAGACGGGCATCAACGCGATCCAGCGTCCGAGCGGTATGAGCCTGACCGATGAAATGACGGGCAAGCTGTCCGACACCGCGTCGCAGATCAGTTCGCAGCTTTCGAACCCGATGCAGCTGCGCATGTTCAACGAACAGGCGAACGACATCGCGGCGCAGTTCCACGGTGCGACGACGCAGTGGGAAGGCCAGCAGTTCAAGGAATACGCACTCTCGACGCAACAGGGCACCGTGAAGCTCGCGTCGAATCAGGTCGCGCTCAACTACGATAACCCGGATCAGATCGACGCCGGGCTGCAGGCGATCGACGCCGCAACGTATCAGGCCGGCAAGATCAACGGTATGGCCGCCACCGATATCGAAGCGAACCAGACCGCGATGAAAAGCAGCGCGCTCGCTGGCGCAATTGACGCGGCGCTGCAGAAAGGGCAGA